GTAAGAGCCGATGAATATCCTGATGAAGACTTCCCAGCAATCATGGACGGCAAATACGCAGGGGTGATCGGGCACGGAGGCCTAGTGCTGACTAGGGTACCGGAAGAGATCGCAAGGCAGCGAACTGAGTATTACGAACGACAAGCTCAGGATCAAATGACTGCAATCGACAACGATCTTATGAAGGAGCAGCATAAGGGAATGCCTATCGACATCGATAGAAATTCTCGTACGACCTTCGGTGGCAAGAAAAGTTAAAATTTAAATTTTCAAACCAGCGAATAAATCAACCGTGACTGGAGGTCCGCAAGGACAGGTCACATAAGGAGAAACGACATGGCTAATGCGTCAACAACTGGTTTCGGATTGAAACCAATTAAAATGTACGGCAATGGTTATGAAAGCATGGGTTTAGGTGAATACCCTGTTGCAGCTTCTTCAGATCCTATCTATTTTCAAGATTTGGTCTGTCAAGCGACAACTGGATATGCTATAGTTGGTATTGCTACCACTTTAGATATCATTGGTTCACTAAATGGTGTTTTCTACACTGATGCTACTACATCAAAGCCGACGTTCCAAAATTACCTACAATCAGGTAATACAGCTACTGATATTCAAGCGCTGGTTAATGATAATCCATTACAGATGTATGAAGTTAGAGCTGACAATACTGGAGCAGCGGCACAAGGAGATGTTGGAAAGGTAGCTGATATTGTTTATGCAGCTGGCTCAAGTCCGAATTATGTTTCGGGTGCGATGCTAGATGACAGCGATATCGCTGCTGGAGCTTCCAAGCAACTTAAAATTGTCGGTCTATCAAGAGATCCTGATAATCAAGACTTAACTGCCGCAGGTGTGGTATGGAGAGTTGTTATCAACGAATCTTTCTTCTTAGACGACTCAGGGATATAATAGGAGATAAATTATGGCTATATCACGTAATCAACTAGTTAAAGAACTAGAGCCAGGTTTAAATGCACTATTTGGCCTGGAATACAAACAGTATGAAAATCAGACATCTGAAATTTATACTACAGAGTCATCTGACAGAGCTTTCGAAGAGGAAGTAATGTTGTCAGGTTTCGCTTCTGCACAAGTAAAACCAGAAGGTTCAGGAGTATCATATGATAATGCTCAAGAAACTTTCACAGCTAGATACACTAACGAGACAATTGCTCTCGCTTTTGCTATCACTGAGGAAGCAATTGAGGATAACTTGTATGATAGACTGGCTTCTAGATATACTAAAGCTTTAGCAAGATCTATGGCTCAAACTAAACAAGTTAAAGGAGCGGCACCATTAAACAATGGTTTCGGCACATTCACTTCAGGTGACGGTGTATCTCTATTTAACACTGCACATACTACAATTGCTGGATCGTTTTCAAACACTCTAGCAACTGCTGCGGACTTAAACGAAACTTCGTTAGAACAATCGCTAATCGACATCGCTGCGATGACTGATGAAAGAGGTTTAAAAATCGCTGCTAAAGGTATGAAGATGATCATCCCATCTGCGCTACAATTCACAGCTGAAAGACTTATGGCTTCTGCTGGTAGAGTTGGAACTGCTGATAATGATATCAACGCAATCAAATCTATGGGGATGATACCTCAAGGATATGTTGTTAATAACTTTTTAACAGACACTGATGCGTTCTACATTACAACAGACGTGCCAAATGGTATGAAACATTTCGAAAGAACTCCTCTATCTACTAAGATGGAAGGTGATTTCGATACTGGTAATGTTAGATACAAAGCTAGAGAAAGATACGTTTTCGGCGTATCTGACCCTAGAGGTATCTTTGCTTCACCAGGAGCGTAGTACTTAAATTTTTGTGGCGGGACACAGTCTCGCCACAATTAAGAAATAGAAAGGAAAAATGCACCCTAAAAACTTCAGAATACAAATTAATGCTTATCAATATCACGCAGATTTTGTTATAAGTTGCATAGACGGCCCATTAGATATCGAAAATGCAATCATTGACAAATTGGGAAAAGGTGATATAAAATGGGAACATCTTGGAGAAATGATGGATCCAAGAGTACAAAGAATAACCTATGAGG